CGTCATCGACGGTACTGTCGAGATCAACAAATTCACCGGGACTGATCTGCATATCGCCGCCTTGAACACGGCCACGCAGCTTGAAGCCACCCTGCATGTTGCTGAAGGCTGCGGAATCTAAGAGAGCGCGGAGCGATCCCGTGGCTGCTTTGCCTAGTCCACCGATCATGTGATACAGGCCAAAGCCGTAGAAGCCCAAGCCCGGTAGGAACTTATAGCTCACAAACCAGTCACGGCGCTTTTTCATCTCATCGTCTTCTTTCCAGTTACGTCGAACTGATACGACGTTCTGGTTTTCATAGTCGATTGTTATGACGTAGGGGATTGCAACTGCGTTGTCGTCATCCTCGCCATCATCCATATCTTCGCCATCTATGCCGTCAAACAAATCATAGACGTGCATTTCGAGCAGTGTCATTACGTCGTCATTGCTGTCGTCGTACTGATCTACGCCTTCGATCTCACCTATAATGTCTCCAGATGGGTCGATGCTGTCGCCTGAACCATAAGTTGTCGGCAGGTAGTATCCGTTCTTGACGTAGCGATTGAAGTCATTTTTCGGCATGCGGATGACGTGGGTGTAGCGTGGTGACGTGTATAAATCTTTGCTCTCTGGGGCGACCACGAAATCTTCAGCCTTTACGAACTGGCTGCACTGGCGATCTAGGTTGGCGTCCCACCATACCTTTTTGAACGTGTGGCCAATCAGGGGCAGGTGAAACAGCATCTGATCTAGGTCAGGGAAATATTCAGGCATTTCCTGCGTGATCTGGTAATTCATAAATTCACGAACGCGGCGACCTTGCTCTTCGACTTCTGGATCTGGCGTTCCAATGATCACAGATTTAACTGGGCCACCTGACGGGTAAAGCTCTGCGATTGCCTTGGCGTTAAACTGCGTGGCAGCTTCCGCAATCAGAGGATGTACCACAACGGACAATCCGCGTGTGGCGCGCTCAGATTCGCCTTCATCCATTCCACCGTCTGGATCTAGGGTGCGGAGGCCATCCTTGTACCGCTCCTCCCATTCGGATCTAGCTTCGCGGTCATTCTCGTAAAAGCTGACCAGCTCACTCGCTTTTCGGGATAGTTCTTTTTCGTCGATTGTCTCTGCAAGATTTATGTCGAACTGCGCGGAATCAACTTCGTCCATCATGTCCAGCTCTGGATCACCAACCAAAACATCGCCGTCTGGCAGCTCCTCAACCATTAAGCTGTCGTCTGGTAAGCCTTCAGCGAACGGGATAATTTTTGGATCAGCCATACATCGTCATCCTCTTGGGTTCGTTTATTTCGTCTTCTTCTGGATCGGTACTGTGTTCTATGAACCAACCCTTTCGTAATCTTAACCACGCTTGGGTGCATGTGTCTACTATGTCGTCGTTGGCATGCGCTGGGAATGCTGCACATATATCTATTAAATCTTTCGCCCAACGCTTGTCAGATGGGTAGTATATTCTTCCATCTTCTAAAAGTGCGGAGCTGGCATGCGCCCTCGCCTCCTTATCACGATCTGGTGAATATGCCAATACTGGAACTCCAGCCATACGCAAGTCTTGCAGGAGGCTACTTCCTGACGCCTTCTTCTCTATGAGAACTGCATCTGGCTCCCACTCCTCGTAAGATTCCTGTGCGATCTTGCGTAGCTCTGGATAGCTGACCTTGTCATACCAAGCCTCCAGCACGATGGCACACATTGCGCCCTTGTGACGAAAAACGCCCCAAGTAGTTCTGGCACTAAAGCTAGAACTTTCCTTTGTCTCAAATGCGGTATCCCATGATTGCAGCACATATTCGACTGGCGGCATTTCTGCCTTCTCCCAAGGCATCCACCATGATGACTTCAGGATACCACCACCCTTTGGGCTAGGACGTTGCTGTAGCTGCCCAGCGGCTGCGTAGGAGCCAAGGCTGCGCTCTAGCTTTGATAGCTCCTTCTCGCCAAACCGTGCAGGCCAAAGCAGCTCACCCTCCTTAGTTCGCGGATCTGTGAAGCCAAGGCTGGATCTCATAGGTGTCGGGTGACCTATTTCGTACCTAGCAGGCAGCATAAGGTGATCCCACTCATCGCCCAGCTCGTTTGCCAGAATATGTCCCGTTATATCTCTCTCATTTACACGTTGCTGTATCACCACAAATGCTCCGGTGCGCGGGTCGTTAAGGCGTGTCTGCATGGCCTGATCCCACCACTCCAGAACACCCTCACGAACCTTGTAACTGTCTGATTCTACTACATTATGTACGTCGTCCAAGACGATAATATCGCCACCTTCTCCTGTGAGTGACCCGGCAACTGATGTACTGAGCCGATAGCCGTTCTGACTGTTTTCAAATCTAGATTTTTGATTCATATCTCCACTCAAGTGGAACTTGTCGCCAAAGTGCGCCTGATACCACGGGCTATCAATCAACCTCCTGCACTTGGTGCTATCCCTGATCGACAGAGAGGCGCTGTAGGATGCGTAAAGGAATTTTTTATGTGGCTGTTGAGTCCAAGTCCATGCAGGCAGCACAACGGCTGTAGAGATAGATTTTGAGTGTCTAGGCGGCACGTTAATGATCAGGCGTTTTATGTCACCATTTACCACGGCTTGCAGGTGGTCACTGATTGCATCCAAGTGCCAACCAGAAACATAGTCAGATCCCGGTTCAATCGTCGGCCAAGCTGCCTTCGTAAACTCCCTCAATGATCTGCGGTAACGCTCCGCTCTCACCTGTTCGATCTTCAATCCTGCTAAATGCTGCCTCAATTGATTCGAGCTGGTCATCGCTAATCCTCGTTAAATCTATGATGTGGTTCTGATCTACCGTGGCTGCGATCTCTTGCTTATCGACCCAGCCTGCCCGGTTCTTCAAAAAGAAGATGATGGACGGCACGTTGCGATCCACAGTGGCATTTTCAAAGAGTGCATTGGTCACGGCATCTATGCCACGGGCCTGACCTCTTTTTATAGTGTCCGAAAACTCCGAAAACTCTGCCTGATAAAGATAAAAAGTTGATGTAGAAATGCCCAGCATTCCAGCGCATTGCTCTACTGTTAGACCCTTGGCCATAAGGCTTTCAGTCTTCTCCAAAACTTCTGGAGTAATCTCAAATCTTGGTCTGCCCATTGGATTTTTACTTTTGGCTTTTGCCATTACTTAACCTTTCTTGCAGTGGTGAGCTGTATTTTTGGGAATGTAGATCAGATCACTGAAAAAAGAAAGACCCGCCGTTGCAGTGCGAAACCTGGCCGAGCGGGTCTAGTTTGCGAGGTAGTGTGGGTTCAGGTGGCCCCAGCCTACGTCGAGCAGTATTTGTGGGTTATCACATCGCCAGCATTATTACAACAAATGCGAGAGCGCAGACAGTAAAGGCTACACCAGCCATCACTTCCTTGCCTACCATTAGCACTGCGGCGTGTGGCTTATCTGGGTGGATTGTGAGGTGGCCCCTCAGGCTTATTGCGACCCACTCACCGATCTGACACGGTAGTTCGCCCTCTTGTGTGTAGACGAACAAGTTTTGATTACCCAATCGCTTGCCTGAGTTCTCTTGAACCCAATCGGGCATATCTTGGTCGAAGCCTTTAAACTTCCACGACTTGATTATCATTTATTCCTCCTCAAAGATTGAATTGCCTACGTCCAGCGGCAATTCAATTGTGGTTATTCTGAAGTTACAGATTGGGCAGACGCGCCTCCGTTTTATTGTGGGGAACCCATATGCCATGTGTGGCCGTGAGTCTTTGGCTTTTAGTTTTTCATGGCGGCACTTTGGACAGTGCGATACGGCTAGTGTCATTACGCCGCCTCCGCTTCGAGCATTGCCTTAACACCATTAACTTGCTCGGCGGTTAGGCGCGTTGCTAGTGAGTGTGCCATTGCGGTTGCTTTGCTTGACAGATCATCGTTGGGCGCCTCTACAGCCATACGAAGTGCCAGCGTGAATGCCTCAAGATTATTGGTTGGTGTTTTGTAATTATTCATGCGCTTGCCCTCCATAGATTTAGGGCTTCGGTAAACGGCATATCGTTTAAGATGCGGCGGGTCTCACCCGCTTGCTTGTAAATGACCCACTCACCCTTGGTAACAGTCGGGTAATACTTGGTCTGGAAAATACCGTCTTTG